AACAAATAATACCAAGTAGGATTAACAGCTTTGCCAGCAAAACAAATGGCAGAGAACTTACCGTTAGTATTGTTTGTGTAAACTACCACGTCTTCTGGGTTTTCTATAGTTAGTGGAACATAACCTGCTGGAATGTATCTTTCTTTTTTAGCAACCATTTTTTCTCTCCTTGTTATTTAATTACTATATACACAGTATATACACATTAAAGATAAATGCAATACCCTTTTTAAACTTTTTTTAACCTTTCTTCTAAAGCAAAAATACCCCTTGCTATTGACGCAGCAGGCAAATTATGCTCAGTAACTATTTGCCCTAAAAATTCATGAGCTGCTTCATAACCAATTCTTACTAATTCATTTTTGCTGTTATAAGTTTTTAATACATCTATTACAGTACATTCATAAGGGGTTTTACCAAGACTCATAAATTTAGTACCTATTGGATATTCCATTATGCAACCTCACTTTCAGCCCATGTATTGCCATTTGCTATAGACTTAACACCAATACCTCCAGTAAGTGCGTATTGCTTGAATGGCTTTGGTTTGTCGTTTGGGTCACCTTTAAGTACTATTTTTGCAGCTTCTAGTCTTAAATTCTCTGCTGGAGTGTTTAAGAATTGCATGGTTGATAAAGCTACAACCATATTTTTTAGTGCAAAAGTAGGTTGGTTTCCTATTAATTTTTTAGCTTCTGCGTAGTTCATACTACCTCCTCTTCTTCTTTTGTATAACTGTTAATAATTTGTTCTCCTGTTGAGTTGTCAAGATAAACAACCCAATCTCCTATAGTTACATAAACGCAACCATTATTTTCTCCATTACCTTGTCTTACGTCAATATTTACTTTCATAATATTCCCCTTATTTAACAGTTGGTAATTCGTTAAAAATAAACTCTTTAATCAAATAACATAATTCTTCTTGCTCATCTAAATCCATATTAGGATTTTCTTTGTATACCTTTGCACATTCATTCTTAGCCATTTCTGTTTTTTCAGTCATTGTATAACTTTTCATTTTTTTCTCCTTATTGATAATATAAAGCAACAACTACATTATTTTTGTCAGGATATGATACATCCCAAAAATCATCACCATTATCTACACCAAGTTGATTAAACTTTTTAATGCCTTTCAAAAAACCTGTTAAATCGTCAGGATTGTTAACATCAAACCATTTACCTGAGCAACCACAAAAGCATTTATTAGCTTTACCTACGTATACTTTTTTAACTGTTTTCATTTTTTCTCTCCTTGTTAATTAATTACCACAACAGAACTATATCACGTACAAAAAAATATACAATAGCTATATAACAAATATATACAAATAATTTTGAATAAATATCTTGCAAATGAAAATTAGCTGTGATAATGTTTTTTGAAGCATTTTAACCACAGGAGAAGAACCATGAAAGTCCGCAATTGGAGCAAGTTTCAGCATTTTAAGAACAAATCGTCTATGATTTGGTTTAAGGTTTATGGCAGGGATATTATTAATGACCCTGACTGGCATGAGCTTAATTCTGACCAAAAATCAACCCTATTTGAATTATGGTGTTTAGCATCTGAACGTAATGGAGAGCTTCCAGACTTAAGAAAAGTATGCTTTAGGTTACACAAAGAACCAGAGTATATTACCTCTATGTTAAATAGCCTTAAGGATTGGTTTGACGGTGACATAGCTGGAATTATACACAAGGAATATAAGGAATATGCTAGAGAGGAGAAGATAGAAGATGATATGAGAAAAGAAAAGAAGATATTAGAAGAGAAGATAACTTTTATTAAGGCTTTATCATGAATATAAATGACTTCCTAAGTTACTTTGAAAAGTCTTATAGGTCTGGTAAAGATGAATACCAATGTTTATGTCCAGCCCACCAGGATAAAACCGCATCTTTAAGTATTAAAAATTTACCAGATGAAAGAATTTTAATCCATTGCTTTGCAGGTTGTGCTGCTAATGATATATTGGAAGCTGTAGGTTTAACATTTGACGATATTGTTCCAAAGCGTTTAGGTGATTTTAAACCTGTTTCAAAACCTTTTAATCCTTATGCTGTTTTAAAAGCTATTTCAAATGAAACATTACTTGTAGCATTAGCTGGATTAGAAGTTGCTAACGGAAAAACCTTACCACAAGAAGATAAGGATAGATTAATGATAGCTGTAAACAGACTGAGAGAGGCTTACCAAATATGTCATTAGATGAAAAAGTAGAGAACTTAATAGTAAATGAGGATAAAATAAAGAATTATTTTTTTAGGAGAGAAAGTGATGAGTACCGTAAAATTAAGAGTCCAGATACTTTTATTGAGTCTACTATTGGATATTTTTCTGGTGAAATACAAAGTGGTGCGTATCTTCCGTTTGATAAAGCAGAAAATTTCAGACTTCGTTTAGGGGAAACTACAACCTGGTCTGGCTATAGCGGTCATGGCAAAAGCATGTTATTGAGCTACGTAACGCTTAAGCTAATTGAGAACTATAAAGTTATGATATGTTCTTTTGAGATGAGTTGTAGGAGTACACTAGCACGCTATATCCGTCAATCTGTAGGTACTAACGAACCCACAGAGACAGCGATAACTCAGTTTTGCAATGATGCAACTGGAAAATTATTTTTGTACGACCAGTTAGGCAGCACAAATCCTACAGCAGTGTTATCTGTTATATATTACGGTGCAGAGCAACTCGGCATACAGCATTTCGTGGTAGACAGTTTAATGAAGTGTTCTATTAATGAAGATGATTATAATGGGCAGAAGAAATTTGTTGACCAGCTTTGTATAGCTGCACGAGACTTAAATGTCCACATTCACCTAATCGCACATAGCAGAAAAACAATAGACGAGACCACTCACACGCCTAGTAAGTTTGATGTGGCAGGTTCTGCAACCATTACAAATTTAGTGGACAATTGTGTTAGTATTTACAGAAACAAGAAAAAAGAAAAAGATATATTGGAAGGTAAACTAACTGAAGAAGATGCCAGGATAGTTCCAGATGGATTTATGGCTGTAAATAAGCAAAGGCATTTTGAATGGGAAGGTTCTGTTCCTTTATGGTTTCATTCTAAATCTTTACGTTATAGTGATAGACCATGACCATAAATGAATTCATCAAAGAATGCAAAAAAGTATTCGGTGATGATATAGAATACAAAGCAACTTCTAAAGACGGACAAGTATTTAAAACGAAAGGATGGAGAGATGATAAAGTGGGCATTAACCAAAGACAACCTACCAATGCTAGTAGAGAAACTAAAAGCTCTTGACTTTACTAAGCGTTGGCGTGTAACAGTAGATGATAAAATAACAAGAAGTTTAGAAGCCAATGAAAGACTCTGGGCATTATATACAAGTATTTCTAGGCATACAGGCATTGACAAAGACCAGCTCCATGAGTTAATGGGTTACAAATTTTTAAGAGAACAAAAACTTATAGCAGGCATACCTTGTGAAGTGATTAAATCAACGACAAAATTGACAAGTTCTGAAATGTCTGAATATCAAAATTCAATAGAAGTTTGGGCGCAATCTAATTTAGGTTGGGGTTGGGATTATTAGTGAACTATAGAAACCCTAAACTACTTAAACTAGCTAAAGATGCACCATGTGTTTTATGTGGTAGCAATGACGGAACTGTGGTAGCCTGTCATAGTAATCAATTGCGTGATAAAAAAGGCACTGGAATTAAAAGTCACGACTTCCGCATCTGTTACTGCTGCCATAAACACCATGTTATGATGGATAGTAGTAATGAATTAAATCGTGAAGAAAAGTTAGCGTTGTTTGAAGATGCACATAGAAAAACTATAGGTTGGTTATTTGAAAACGGACATTTGGAGGTAAAGTAATGGGTAAAGGTTCTGGAAGAAGACCATCATTAATTTCTGAACAAGAAACACAAGACAACTGGGACAAAATATTTAAGCGAAAAGTAAACAGTCCTGACGTATCACCACACGCTTATGAATACGAACTTAATAAGTCTACCGGTGACGTAGAAAAAAGATTTAAAGACGGAATATCTAAACCTAACGAAAGTCAATTTGATGGCAACTAGCCCAACGCAGTTAAGTCTTAAAAAATTACGAGAAGAAGGATACACATGTTGGATTACAGAGC